GGAACGGAGCGTGGACTACCTTACGCTTCGGTCGTTGACGTTTCATTCGTCCTCTTTCAGTTGTTGCTCGATCGGGAACAGGACATCACATTGGACACAGGTTGTGAGGATTTTCTGTATGTCAGTACGGAAATCAAAAGTCTTTCCGCAGAACACACAGACACCCTCAAAAGAGATATTCCCATCCGCACATGCCGAGACACGGAGGAGGGTAATTTGCTTGTCACAGATTTGGCACGGAAAAGAGAGTTTGTGGAACATAGAACCTCCTGACAAAGAACTGACAGACATGGAGAGATGATACGCTTTTTTATACTTGTGAGTTGCAAACGCATCTCTCCATATCTTTTAGTTCTTCAATTCAAAATATCTCGTTCGTAGTTTCTTATCCACTTTATAATGCTGTAACCACGCAGGAAGTGACCACCAACACTCCCATGTACCCGTTTCACTTGCGTTCGACATGATTGATTTATTGCCTATAATCCCACAATGCCCTCTTGCTCCTGCCATTCCTGTAAAAGAAACAGATATAATAATACTCCCAACAGTCGGGGAGGTTATCTCGGTACAGTTTTTCTCTAGCCACTTCTCCATATCGTTCGTTGATGCAATTCCTCGTGTAGGCATTGGTAATCCATATTCTTTGAGCACAAATGACAATGCTTCAGCACATCCATAGATTGCAGGAACAGTGCTATCGAGTGTGAGTGTTTTTCCTAAAAGAGAATACCCAAGATTATATAGTCGTTGTGACGGAGAGATAACGGAAGTTGGTTGTGTTGTTTGTGGCAACATAGTAACTTGTCTTGATAATAATAGCATATTTTTCATTACATCCAAAAATGCTATCCACATACCCTTAGTACGTTTTGCATCTATCTCAGACGTTGAAAGGACAGCGGTACTTGCACCAGACACTTTCATGAGGGCGTTAAATGTCTCACGGCACATGTATAGTTTTCTGCCGAGCCATGCTTCTATGACAAGATAGAGAATGCCATCTATTTCAGTCACCCCTTCGATTTCGTACATGTGATTACTGATTGCATTTTGTCCAATCGGGAGTTTGGTGGTAAATTGCCACTCGTAATACCACGGTGACCAGACTGCGATACCTCTCTGGGCTATACCAAGTGCACTACGTACGTTGTCAAAAGCATCAAATTGACCCGTGTGTGCTTGCCAAAAGGACACAAACGGCTTCTCGTATTGTCCGTTATCGAGTCGTTTCAGTCCGTTTTTAATGGCTTCTTTAATAGCATTTCTTGGGTCTGCACCATATTGGTCATGAGGGACACGATTGAATAACTCATCTATGTCATAAAGGACACCTGTAATGTCTGTTGCGATGTCGCATACAGTGATACACGTACACCGAACATCGCCTGCGTGTTGTACTATGTCAGGGATATTTGTATCGAACATGAGTTGAACTGGCAGGTCTGTTACCTGACCAAACTTCTCATGGAATAATGTGTCACGTGAGTCAATACGTAATTTCATAGATTGTGATATTTATAATAGCCTCGTAACCACAGTGGAAGAAGTAATATCAATATAAACGGAGAGAGGATGATGAGAATAAGTGGTTTCATATAATCTTTAAAAGAAAGTTAACCAACTCACTTCCGTTCGTGATGAGAAGTGTAATACCAACAGAACTGACGATATAGAGTATCTTAGTATGCAACCGTACTGTGCCGTTCGTGTGGTCTACTTTTTGGATAATTGTATCAAGTTTTTCATGTATCGCTTCCATTTGATTTTTAAGTGTTAATTGTTCTTCATGAACTTTATAATACGCCCCATTTAATTTTGATGCTATTTCAAACAACTTGCTGATTTCAGCACCGTGTTGTTCTACTGATTGTTCGATACGAGCAAGTCGTTCTCCGTCTTTCATATGTTTAATTATAAATTATCAAATCTGATTCAATTGATTTTGGTGTTGAAACTGCACTTACCAATTCCCAACATCCAATATCGTATGCTGAACCCTGTGGTCGTGTCGTTCCTGCGATATCAGGTGAAGCGGCAGTATCTGTCACACCAGTATCTATACAATCAGAGCCAGTCTTAATTTTAAAATCTCCCGATGCTGCTGTGGTGTTCACAAACTGATTTGCGTACGTCTTTGATGCTTGATTTGATGTCCCAAATCCGATGGTCTTGTCAGAACAGTTGTTTGAACCTGAAAATGAACCATCAGCATCTGTTACAGAATTATATCCAAATACAGCACAATTTTTTACTGTCATGCCTCCAGGTGTAGTATTTGTCTTAAAAGCAGCTGCAGTAGATGATGTATAATCTGATGGTCTAACAACAGTACAGTTAATAAATTTTGGACTAGAATAAGGTAACAAAATAGCAGGTGAACCTGTACCACCATATCCAATAAACAAACAATTTATCCATGTTTCGCTACGTGTTTGTGCAACATCTGAACCATTTGAAGTCCCTAACTCAAGAATACAATTTTTATACGTATTATGTGTTAATGTCGTGAGATTAGAATAAAAACATCTATTACCATATGTTATTTTCTTTACTTGTAATCCATCAATAGTTACATAATCCTCACTAACAGAAATTATATTTGTTGCATAACTTGCATTGCTAATTCCAACGCCATTACTTTGATTATAACGTAGTGCATTAGTCTGTATACTCGCATTATCACGAAATGACTGTCCTGTTGCACATTTAAGTGTAATGGTATTACTTGCTCCTGTGGATGAACCAGAAAACGTTAATTTTCCAGTAAACTCACTATCGTTATAACATTCACCAACATATGAGTCACTCCCCATACTTGCAGGGATTGAGTCTTCCCATGCCTGTAGGGTTGAGTAGTCTCGTGATGATGTACCGATACTTTTAGTAATAATTGCCATTATGGTTTTTTAGTTGTCGCTTTAATTAAATCTTTTCGTGACACGTCAATAATATCCACTGTTCGTGTTCCCTCGTATAGTTGTGGATTAGGTAGTTTGGAAAAGTCTATTGAGTATTCACGTCGTCGTCGTGCTTTATTTTCAAAATACTTTTGTTGTTCAAGCGTTTCCTTATGTGTTTGCAAAATAGGACAACGAATAATACGCCAATAGTCCTCTGTTCGTTCTAACTCTGACCACCCATGTCCGTCTGGCATACTGACAATCAAATCACCACGTTTTGATACGAGAGGATTTAATACTGGGTCTGGTTGTTCTTTATCTATAACACGTACAAGTATTTCCATAGTATTTTAATAACCCCAACGCTTTAATAATTCTACACCACCCTCATCATTCCACACCGCTTCGACCTCTGGTGTCCATATCTTATTGTAGTCAGAGTGTTCATCATTCCACGTCATGGTCAGTCCTGGGAGTTCCTCAAATGCACTTTCAATATATGGCACTCCAAGATAGACTGCAATTCGTCTCATATCAACATCATTTCGTATCAAATCCTCATAGGTAATCTGAAAGGTATCAGCATCATTCAACCACTGCTCATATTCAGCCATGGCTTCGATTGTGGAAATTTGTGGAGTGATAAATGTATGCACTGGTCCATCTTCCAATTTGACAGTTTGTGTGCCCCCTTTCTGCCATGCACGAAACTTTGATATAAACGTGCCAGGAGTTACCTGCTGGTTGTCCATTCGCATCTTCGAGATGATGACATTTCGTGGGTCTCGTTTTATAAAAATCCGATGTGTTGAATTGGTTGGAGAGCCGTCTTTAAACGGCACATGATTGACCTGTGCTGGCACACCCAATAATTCACACGCTTTGAGTAATGCATGGTTACCTGACTTTGGGAAACCGTTGATGAATAAATTATGATTCATATGGATATTCGTTACTACTTTCTTTGCCTCCTGATAAATAAATGAAACGGCAATTGGTGATTTTTTCTACTTCCTGCCGTAAGTCCTTGAAAGGACAAATGGTCGCTACGATGACATTGAACCCTTGGGAGGATAACTCGTTTACTATCTTTGCAATCCGTAAGTTATTCTCCCAACGGTCTTCTTTTGAAAAACCAAGTGTCCAACACTTTCGCATAGCATCGCCATCAAGGAGTATACCCCCATCATGCGCGATTATTTTCTTTGCCAAGGTAGTTTTACCCGCCCCACTATTTCCTGTAATCCATGTGACCATAGTTTTTCAAAAATTATATACTGTACTAATTTCAATGCTTCGACCCACAGTGTTAATCGGATTGCTGACTCCACATTCCCCGTGAAGAGAGATGTCGCACAGTACAGCAAGAAGATTGAATACACTCTATAAAGAACCGCTTTGAGCACGTTGCCTCCGTATCTCTGTACCTGATATTGCCTCGGTTGACTCGTCGAGTTGGAGACAGCGTATGCCATATCCTACTTTGCGACCATAGACAATCTCTGCAATATCGGGAACAGTAATGATTGATACCCGAGTCTCATCGGGAAAAGCCTCTCTGATCATCTTCTCTCGTTCTTCTACGGTGTATGGGTCTGTCTCTGAAATCTCCGTGTCTCGTATTCCAACTACGATATTTTTACCCTCGTCTAACACTGTCTGCATCAATTTCTTGTGTCCCTCATGGAATGGCTGCCAGCGACCTATAAAAAGTGAAGGTTTCATATTAGTTGTTTACGGTTACATCTGTTGTACATGAAATCTTTGTTGGTGCGGTCGCAGGTGTCCCGATATCAATGTATCTCTTTTCCGAAGCAGTAAAGGTATTGTTTGTTGATAATGTCACTGTACCAATCGTTGTAGAAGCGTTAAACATGTTCATGCGATTCGTTCCATCATAGACTGATACGTTGAGTGTTCCAGTATCTGTGTAACATTTTACCTGATTCCATGCCTCTGCGTTAAATGCGACACCGAGAGCAATGGTTGTCGTGCCTGTCCATGCGGTTGATGTTGAATAAGCAAATGTTGCATAGGTATGTTGTTTGACTGTTGCCCCCGAGAAATCCCATGTGCCGAGGAGTGTCACGACAGTATCAGTGATATCCATAATTTTTACCCCCGCAGAAGTAAAGATTTGCATAACTGCTGACATCAATCCTTTAACTGTGAATGTTGCAGATGCAAGTGTCGCAGTAGATGTCGTTCCTACTGAAAGTCTACCTGCAAAAGTTGATGTTGCGGTGCTTGAAATGGTGAGAGCCGATGTTGTAGCAGAATATCCAGTCGCAGGATGTGTCCATGCGTCATAAGTTCCTAATTTATTATTAAATGTATTCCAATCTGTCGAAGTAATACATCCTTTTGTTGATGTATTTGCATCAGCACAGGTAATCGCAGAAGCAGATGACCCAATGACTGAAATTGGCTGTGAAAGAGTAATCGGTGCAGTCGCAGTCAGTGATGTTGTTGCAACACTTCCAAGTTTTGCAGGAGTGCCAGATGTTGTTGTCCAATATGCAATCTGTCCATTTGTTTCGTTGGTAGACGTTGACACTGATTGTGTTCCACCAGATGCTGAACCTGTCAAGGTGATTGGAGTCGAACCAAGAATGGTAAAAGAGGTACACGATACAGTCCCTGCACAGGTTGCGGTTGTCGTAGCGACACTTCCAAATGTATTGACTCCTGTCCAGTATGGCATTTGTCCGATTGTTGGTGCTGATGATGTAGAAAGTCCTCCGAAACCGACCGTTGTACCAGAAAGGGTGATAGGAAATGTTGTACTAATTGTTGCTTGTTTGTTATTAAATGTCGTCCAGTCAGTGGAGGTGAGACATCCTTTTGTACTACCATTTGCCGAAGTACAATCAAATGCACCTCCTGTTCCACCAACAAATGAACCGAGTGTTCCTGAATAGGTAATAGGTGCAGTGACGGTTGGTGCGGAGGTTGCTATGGTATTTACGAGTCCTGTACTTCCAACATATAATGACCCTTGTGAAAGTGAAGGGAGTCGTAATGCTGAACCAAATGTAGATGAAGCGGTAGAGAATAGCCCATTAAATCCAATGACAGTTGATGTTGCGTTGTACCCACTGTTCACTGTAAATGGAAATGCAAAGGTTGAGCCTGTGTTCGTAATAGTGAAGTTTGGATACGTTCCAGTAACAGAAATACCAGTGCCATTGTTAAGGACAACAGTCTGGTCTGGTGCGGAGTTTGTTATTTGTAAATTACCACCAATGACTGAACGAACCGATGAGTCAAGTGATATGCCTGTTCCTGCTGATATTGTTCCAGTGGCAACACTTCCAAGTGTGGAGTTTCCTGTGACATAGGTCACTCCTCCTGTTGTCCATGGAGTAGATGAACTCAACCCACTACCACCTGTGACGGTGAGGTCGCCAGAGCCCAATACCGAAGCACCATTGATAGTTTTGATGTTCGTTCCTGAGACAAGTGTTGGTTGTACTGCAATATCGCCAGATCCGATAATCGACGTAGAATTGATTGTTTTAAGGTCTGTCCCTGATACTGCCGTAGAGATAGGCTTGGTACTTCCATTGCCCACCAGAAGCCCTGTGAGGGCTGTGATAGCGAGATTTGTCGTTGTCGCACTCCCATTGTTAGTCCATGTATTAAAGTTTGCTGTGTTGGTAAATGCCTGTGTTCCTGCCCATGTATTTGAAGTTGTCGTGCCAAATGCCAAGCCAAAAGCAGAACCAGTCAATGTGACAGGGTATGTTGCTGTGTATGTTGTTTGGGCACATGTCGCTGTTGTACAGACCACTCCATCACTATCGGGGAAAGTATACGTACGAGAACCAGACAAACCCATGTTACTTAATTGGAGGTAATTTGCTGAATTGTTTGTATCTATTTTGACTGCACTTCCGAGCAAGAAAATAGGTTTACTGACATCTGATGACCCGTGAAGTGTCAGACCATTTGTTGAACCGCCCTCTATAACATCAGTTGTGAGTTTATACGCACCGAGATTGACATCTGTTGTTGCACCTGTGTATGGGACAAGTCCTGTGATGTCTGCACTCGTAAGATATGGACCACCAAAGTCTGACACCTGTGACTTTGTGATTGAAAGATTTGGAGCAGTTGTGAGTGAAGTAAATGTGGTTGTTGCGTAATAGAGGGACTGACTTAATGGCGTGTAGCCAAATAATGTTGATGTTGCGACTGGTGTATAAGTACCATTTGCATTACCTCGTGGAATAACACCATATCCTGTTGCCTGTGGGATAGTAACATTTACAGCAAATACACTGGCTGCAGTAAGTATAAAGACACAAAGTAAGATATATTTTAATTTTTTCATATTTAATAAATTGACCGAATAAATCCAACTGGCGGTACAGTCATTGTTACTGTTAAGGTTGATAAAGAATATCCCGCACCATCAAAATATATTGCACCATCTGATACTATCCATTTTGGTGTTGCAGAAACGGTAAATGTGACATTTGTTCCGTCTACTGTTCCAGTTGGTGTTTCAACTGCAATAGTTCCACTTGGTATCGCTCCACCATCTTTTATAAGTTTTCCAGTCGTACCATCAAACACTGCCAAATGTCCGTCTATTGCTCCCGTTGGACCTACGACATCACCACTTCCTGACCCCCCTGGGATAGTAACTTGTACAGTATCACCAGACTGCGTAGCGGTCGCACCAACTATAGTAAGGTTCTTTCCACGTAATCCATTAAAGAAGTTAGTAGTAACTGGTGTAGAAAGATTAGTAGTAACCATTCTCTGAATATCTGCTAGCCCTTCAATTTTTTCTTTCCTTATTAACTTTTTCGAAATGTTTATCTTCTCAGTTACTTGTTCTGGAGTATCGGGAGATCCGTCTTTGCCATCAATGCCATCTTTACCATTCAATCCATCAATTCCATCTCTTCCATCACGGCCATCTCTTCCATCTTTTCCATTTTTGCCATCTTTACCGTCTTGCCCTTTTTCTCCTTGTGGTCCTCGTTCTCCTTGTTCTCCAGTCTCTCCTATTTCACCCTTTTCACCAGGCGCACCGTCTTTTCCTTTTACTGTTTCAAGAACTTTATTAAGGTCTGGAACACTAGACTTAATTTCCTCAACTTTTGCTTCGAAATTGTCTTCCATTTCGAGCAGATGTTCTGCGATAGCCAAATCACCATCCTCAACAATCTTGACGATTTTTTCTAGTTTTCTTTGTTGTTTTGGTGTTAGTTCTTCCATTTTTGTTTAATTAGTGGTATATTACCAATATGGTCTATTTAATTTTATTGATTTTGTCTCCGATTATTGTATCCATATTGTTTGGTATATATGGTGTATTCATTAAGTATTTCGTCATATCACTCATTTCCATCAATAAGGCTCTTAATAAATGCTCCACGAGCAACTGGCGACAGTCTATCAAGAACTTGTTTTAATGTGTCTTCTGCAAGCCCTGTATAAGTGGCTATGTTTTTCACTGTATTTGGTGTAATAACTGCTGATGTGACACCCCTAATCATTTCAGATATAGATGTACCCACCTGATTTGCTCCCATTGATTTATTCATAATTTGACGTGTCGCTTCTGTTGCACGGAATTCGTCTGAGTTGATACCAATTCTTTTCAAGAAATCATCTGTAGTCTTAGGGTCAAGACCCTTATCGGCAAACAGTCCTTCAAGGTTTTTTGCTACTCTATTTATCTCACTAGTATTTTTAAATTGAACATTTCCAAAAATCTTTTCAATTCCTTCTGTAAGTTGTAAATCAGTAGAATACTTTTTGTTTATTTCTGCGAGTTTGTCAGTAGATTGATTGATAGCATTCTTTACTCCCTTTGAAAGTTCATCTATAAAAGCATTAAATGATAATCTCTCAACATCACTTCCAGTTGTCTTGAACCGAGCATTGTCTATTTTTTCGAGTGTCTGTCTTAGTGAATACCCGTCTAGTTTGGTTTTTGACAAAGTATCAATCAAATTTGATGCTTTTTGTAGTAAGGTCGGTGAATTAAACTCAACATTATCTAAATATCGAGTGTTTCCTTTTGTTGATATTCCAAAACTATCAAGTACTGGTTGAATTGATTGCCTAAATGTCGTTGGGTTTATATCCTCTGCTTTTAATGCTTGCAGTCCTTCACCAAATGCTTTTGATGCCTCCTTTCGTATTTGTGATACACCATTTACAATTGTTTTTGCATTATTTTCTAGGACACTTTCCTGCCCATTTTTGACAATTTGCTCTGATGTTTTAATCGCAGTTTTTGGCTCTTTTATTATTGATTCGAGTGTATTACTACCAACACCTGACAACTCAGAACCAAGACCTTTGAATAGTCTACTCATTATTCCTTTTACTGGTGATAACACTTTTCCAACGACAGGTAATGCAAGTTCTGTTCCTACAGCAATCCCAGTACCTGTTCCAACTTTTCCTTCTTGAGCAGTAGCAACCGCACCTGATGTAAGTGCTTTTTGACCCAAATTAAGTGCTTTTTCTGCGAGGCTTGCTCCTTCTGCTACTTTTCCTATTTTAGATGCTGGGATAGCAAATTCAGCAACTTGTTCACCAAATTTGCCAACCTTTTGTGCTGTATTAGTAGGTGCTAGTTGTTGTTCTGTGAATCCTGTCTCTGGTGTGTTTATCCCTACTGCATTTAACCCAGTTTTGACTGGTTGTAAGGCAAGATTACCTATATTCTGTAAGGTATTTGCCGCTCCTTTTACTGCTCCAATACCAACATTTGCTAATCCTGACCAGATTGAATCTGAAAGAGGTTGTTTTGGTTGCGTTGTCTGAGATACTTGCCCGTCAGTTGCACCATATTTACTAAAATCAGTAGTTTGTGGGGTGCTTGTTATTTTTGCTTGATATTTTGAAAAGTCTGTAGCCATATTAGTATTGTATGGTTAATCCATCTGCTTTCGCTTTTGCTAAGGTATCTGCATCAACTACCACTTCTGCTGATTCACCTGTTTTTGGATTCCCAAGTTTTACTTTTTGTGGTGTTCCGAAACCAATGTTTGCCTCAACAAGTGTTTTTCTGAATTCTTCTCTACTTTGACTGAGGCTCAATTTTGTGGAAGCATCTGCCAACAATTTTCTTTCAGAATCAGAAACTTGTCCTTGTCCTTTTAATAATTTGACATTATCAAGAGACAAAAGCGATTTGAGATTATCAAATTGAACGGTGAAATCCTGTATTGGTGTACCTCCTACTAAACCAGTGACAAATCTTGAAACACCAGTACCGAATCCAACGGCACCAGTCGCTCCCCCCTCATTAAACTTATCAAGCAACGCTTTTGCAGAATCTTTTGCCTGAAGTTTTAGTTCTGATGTTTGTTTACCTGTTGTAGGGTCAATCACGACATTCCCAGCAGCAGTTGCCTGTTTTATCTTTAACTCTTCTTTTGAGATAGCCATATCAGAGTAGACCTTTGCTGTTTGTGCTCTTGATTGTGCAATCTGTGCAACTTGTAACGCTATTGCCTGTGGGTCATTCTGATACTGTCCTACAAGCCCGAGTGCTTTCTGCAAGTCTGGTTGTTCTTTGTTACTTTCAGCAAGGGCTTGCTGTGCTGCATACTGTGCTGCGGGTTCGTCAGGATTATTTTTAAGAGCAGCTGTTGCCATTGCAATAATTGACTTTTTATCCTCTTTTGCGTTATCAATCTTATTCTGTCTGTCTTGAAGTTGTGCTTGAACTATTGCCGCTTGTGCTTTTTCTTGTTTTGAAAGAGTTGGCATAATTGCCTCTAATTGAGCCTTGTAAGCGTCTATTTCTTGCTGTTGTTTTTCATATTGAGCAGTAGCCGCCTTATCAGCCGCATCTTGGGCAAGTGCCAATTTCCCCTGAGCACCAAACAATGCAGATTTAACCGTAAGTGATTGTGTAGCGATTGCGCCTTGTTTGATTTGGTTTTGTCGTAATTGACTTGCTGTAATTGGAGCCAATCCTCCAGTAGTTATTCCTTTACCAGCAGCCATTTCTTGTGTCTGATTTGGAATAGTATATTGTGCTTCATTTTGAAGTGCAGTTGCTTGGTTATTTAGTCCCTCTAATTGCGTGTTGAGGTCATTAAAAACTGATCGTGCCTGAGATACACCATTTGCCTGTTCTGCTTCATTTTGTAGAGTTGTTTTAGTTTTGTTACCACCTATTAAAGAGGCAATCTTTTGAAGTAGAGTTTGTTGTTGTTGTTCTGCGGGCGTAGCAGTCGCACCTTGATTGATAATATCTTCTGCTTTTGGAATAGCAGTACCAAGATTAGCAGATACACCATTCGTAGTAGGAGTTGGAGCAGGATTTAGATTAAAGGAGTTGTTGCCCAAAGAAGAAGCGTCAATTGTCTGATTGACTGGTGGTGCAAGATATGTCTCTTTTCCTGTATCTGCACGTAAAGTTGGTATTTGACCATTTGTCAGTGTTCCCCCAGAATTTAGATATGCTTGTGGTGATGAAGTGTCCATATTATTTCTTTAGTAATCCTAAGTTTTTTAAATGCTTTACTATATCTCCAATGGTATAATACGTTGTACCAATTGTTCCATTAAAACCATTTGATTCTGTGACAGTTGTACCACCGACAGTTGTCATGCTTGATGTTGTTCCAGTTGATGATGGTTGAATAATTGGTTCTACTTTATAAAATCCAATTTTACTACCTTTGTGTTGTATATATCTTTCAAAATTATATCTATCTGGGTAAACAAAAAAATCAATGACTTTTTTAAGTTGGTCTATTTGCGATTTTAATTGGATTATTTCTTGTTCCATTATATTGTAAGGCTAGTTGATAGAATATCGTATTTGTATGATAATCCTGTTATTTCTGCACCACCTGTTGATTCGATTCTAAACTGAAAATTTCTTCCTGCTGTAAAAGCATTACCATTTTCATCTTTTGTCCTTTCAGTAACAACAGAACCTGCTGTTGTTTCTGTAAACACCGTTGTCCATGAACCATTATCAGTCTTGTATTTTAATGTCACAGACGCTCCTGACTGGAGTGGCTCGTAATGGAGTGCAAGTGTAAATAGTTGCTTATTAAGTAATCTGTCATGCCCATATACTCTTCCAATAACCATTCCAGGATTGATAACAGAATCATAAGTGGAAGTAGCATTAAATTTTCCAGTTCCAACTCCGTTATTAGTACACGTAAGTGTCCCAACTGTAGTATGTGCTATTGATACAAAGTCTCCAAGGATTGCTGCCGCCAAAACGCCAGTGTCGCTATTATCATTAGTCGCTATCCGCTCCATATTTACAGAATATGCTCCTGTAATTTTATTTTTACCAACTGACCATAGACCATAGTATGAATCAGATATGCCGTCATTTGGTACTATGTTTACAGAAAAATACATTCTATTTTTATATATAAAGTTTACATTTTGATTGATGGTCAATGATGGTGAAGACGAAGAACCGACAATGTGATTTGCAATAAGTTCTTTTATTAAAATAGGCTCTGTTCCACCTGCGTATGCTTTAATTTGTATTGAGTCCGAATCTTGAGTGGAACCATTTGGGGATGCTGATACTCTCGAGATGCCAATTAAAACACCATTGAGATTATTTAATACTTTCAATTGTCCTTGCCCCCAGTTAATACTTTCGTCAGCCGTTGTAAGAGAGGTATCACGACCCCATAAATAAACAATAGACCCGCCACCACCAACTCCATTTAATGAATAACCAGGAATAGCAAGATAATTCCCGTAGTTTGTAAGACACGGAATTGTATATTGTGTTGGGATAGTAAATTGAGCGGTATTGAGAGTTGAAGAAAGAGCATATGTTGCTATCTTATTATCATATGGAATATATAAGATTTTATCTTTTGGATGAACAAAACCCTGCCCTATATTCGTGAAAGTTAATGCGTCATTGGCGCTTGAATTTCCTCCCAGTTTATTTCCTCTGCGGATGTTTCCAGTCTCTGCCCAAAACATTGTTCTATCAGTTGCTGGATTTGTTCCTACATCAATATATTCCACCAGTAAATTATATTTCGGTGTGGCACCGCCAGTTTGTCCTGTATTTGGAATTGCTTGCCATCCATCAGATGCACCATAACCGCTACGTTGCCATAGTTTGCTTGCACCAGAACCATTATCTCCCACCCCATACATTAAGCCATCAGAAGCAACAATTATGTTTCCTATTCCCGTATTTGCAGTATCTGCTGTCATCCCTCGTAGTGGTTTTAATCTGGTTGGGTATGTAAGTGTGTCAAAATGTTTGGCAATAGTAAACTCATTTGAGTGTCCCTCATATCTGTCGTTTGCAACTGTATCAAATCTATTGATGTGTATCAGTTTCATTAGTTTTTTGTTTGATTAGTTTCGCTTGAAGTATTCTTAGAATTGTTCGACCATGTTGTACTACTCGGTGTCTGATTGGTTTCAACAGATGTATTTTTATCTTGCTTAGTCCATTTTTTGAACCACGTCAATGTGGTATCAAAACCAGTTAGTATAAAATACCCAACAGAAGCAATAATCGTTCTGCCATAATTTAGAATTGAGTTTTGTCCAGTTAAAGTAAATGAACCAAACGATGCTGTAATTGGATAATCTAAAGGTGCTTTCAAAGAAATAATTATTCCAGTATTCTCTCCAGCATTCATTGTTTGTGTCAGAGACTGACTACCTGTGCCAACAGTTCCGTTTGAGTCAAATATACGTGTTCCACCGATTTGACCAGCACCAGTGGTCTTTGTTGTTCTACCTGTTGAACCAGATAGACCATTCGAGTTTGCTGTTATACCAGCAACCAACCAACAGTTTGCTGATACCACTGTTGTTGTTTGAGTCGTTGATGTAGATGTATTGGTTGTTGAGGCATACGAATCTGGTTGTGTTGCTGTATTTGCTCCTGCATATGAAACTGCGTGAACTGTAAATCCCCCAGTCCCAGTTGGTCGTGTAGCCGTAAGGGTGTTTGCGCCAGTTGCTGGGCTTTTTAAATACCACATCTGACAACGCACAAACCCAGAAGCCCCGTCTTGGGAAGTTATAGAAGTTAAACTTACGCCATTATATGTCACAGAAGTAAGGTCTTCCACCACGTCATTAACAGTAAAGACAACAAGTACATTTCCTGATGTATTTGTAAATGAAAAACTGTTGGTCGTTGAACCAGAATTTTCTTGTTGCCCTGAACTGTTAAATGAAAGCGCCATATTATGCTATTTGGAGTAATCCGTTAGTTCCATCAAAGTCTATGGTAAGAGTATCCGTATCTTGTAAAGTTATTGAAGACCCGTAGTTATAATATCCAATTAACTCCTTATTTGTTGCTGTGTCGTTATAAATATAAATATACTGAAATGGTCCAGTTGTTCCGCCAGAAGAAGTAAGTGTAATATCTGAAATTACTAACTTGTATGTACCACTTGTTTGAGCGGACGAAGTCGTTGTTAGATTTCTTGTCGAAAGATTTGTATAAGAAACTTCTGTTAAGTCAGACAATTTCGTCCACGAAGAAGTATGTGCTGTGTTTGTTAAAGCAATTTTTAATTGGTCTGAACCAAGATTGTGTACTTTTTCTGCGACCGCTTCTACAAATGAGTTGATTTTATTAAATGTTGCCATATTATCTAAAGAAGTTATAGCCCATATTTGGCTGTCTTGCTCGTAATGAAATATGTTCGTCTTTATTTCTTAATGCGTAATCATCAAGTAATGCTTGTTCTTTTTGCTGGATTGCCGACATCAACTGATTTGCATTTTTTAATCCGTTTGCTACCGCATAATCATAGGCTATCCAATATGGGATAAGGTCGTGATAGAGGGCATTAAATCCTGGAAACTTTGTTGTATCACCGACAACAAAATAACTTGGTCCTCGCTTAAACCATATTTTAAGTGATGATGCCTGTGAATAGTTTGGTTTTGGATAGAGAAACACAGAACTTCCAAGTTTATCATAATACATTGGTGTTCCTGATGATTTTAGATAATCAGTTAAAGATTGGTTATATAAGTCATTTTGGTCAAATGGTTTTAACAATATCCAATTACCATCTGAATTTTTTAATTCTACTCGTGTAATAGATAAGTGTGATGTTGCAAATGAATAATCCTGTTGGTCAGCCACAAGAGCGGTGGTCGCAATGGGTAAATCAGTGTTATTAGTATCATCAAATTGCCACCGAGTATCTGCCTGAAGAATTAAAGACTCAACTCGCTCAAGGGCATTATTTGCTAAGACTACCATTGTCGCATCGGGTAACGATGTGCTGTTGGTATTGGTTAATAGATACGCTTTTGTTTTTATATCGGTATAAATCATTGGCATAATTATACCAACATGCATCAAAAAGAGTGCTTAAAATGTACACTAATAATTATAAAATGGCTATAAATATGGATATAATTGACTTATAAACACACACATATTGTTTTTTTATTAAAACAATGTATAGTATATGTGTTATCAAGTAATATATAAAACACATGAAAAAAATAATATCAGGGTTATTTTTAGGGATGATATTGTTTGCAACACAAGTGCATGCAGATGATACTGCATCACTTACTTTACAACAACAATATCAGCAGGCATTAACAACTTTAATTGGATTACTCCAAAAACAAGTTGATATTCTCATGGGTCAACTACAACAAATGCAAGTATCACAAAAAAACATTGAAACCAAGATTGATACGGTTGCTCAGACAGTAACCCCGACAAATTATGGTTCAGTCACAACTCCAGTTGTTCATACACCAAAAATATCACAACTTGACGTTTATATAGAAAAATCAGCAGATACGGTATCTTACCCACATGGGTTGTACATGCTATTTGTCAGTGCAAAAGACCAAGATGGAATAATGATGAAAGATGTAACGGTTCACTTTAATAACCCAGAAGATAATCTATTTAAACCAGCGCCAGGTGATTTTGATAGACAGGTCAGTGGTTCGTATGGTATAGAAAATCTCCCAGTCGCATCATTTCAGTATATACCATCAACATCAGGTGAAAAAACTATTACATTTACTGCTGGTGAGATAAGTACAAGTACCGTTATTACTGTTCAGTAAATAGTTTATCTAACATAACAGCCAATATCTCACCAATTTGGCTGTTTTTGTATTGCCAATTTTCTTTTATAAACTTATATGCATTCTCTCCAAGAGTTTGTCGTAGTTTTTTGTCTACAATAAGACTTTCAATCTTTTTTTCCCACTCATTTGATCTCGCAAGGAGTCCAGTAACACCATCTTCGATGGTATTTTTACCCTTAATTGGCATAAAATATGGGTAAACACGACTTGCAACAACAGGCATTTTGAACATCGAATACTCAAGCCACTTAATATGTGATTTACAACGAGTAAATGCCGTATCAACAAGTGGAGCAAGTGCAATATCCCATGCTTGTTGGCCAAGCCATGCAGGATAGTCGTAAAACACTGATTCGGCAGCACCAACTTCAATACGAAGTAACATGTCATCAGTAAAACCTTTGAAATAGACTGGTATTAAGTCCTTTTCAATTGAACCAAGCAGTTGAAAGTGCAAATTATCATACTTCTTCATCAAGTTTTTGATTGCTGGCATAATCATTTGCAGGTCATCTTGATGAGAATTTGAACCAGCATACCCAAGTGTAATAATTCCATCCTTCCACTCTGGTTTTACTTTTTGTTTCCAAAACTTTACATCATTCATATTGGGAATAACATAGATATCTTTATCTATTCCGTGCATCAGTTTGATATGAGCCTGTATTTTCTCTTTAAGGGGAAAGGTCGAGGTGGTAATTGCATGTGCAAATGAAAGAATTGTTGAAAGCATTGCCCGTTCACGTTTACCTGGACCAAATCTGTCGTACAATTTGTTTGTTTTTGGTATATCAAGGTAATTGTCATCAATATCAAACACTATTTTCTTCTCATGTTTCTGGGCGGCACAGTACATTGCGGTAAACACTCGCTCATCAGAGAAATAGTTAGTCCAAAAAACATCATACTTCTTAAATATATTGTCCCACTGTTCTTCTAATGTATCGCCAAAATTGTTCTTTATATCACCCATGAGGTCAACTGTATGACCTTTTATCTGCTCAGAAGGCATCTTGATGCGATAGTATCCCAAAGGACCATAGGTATTCAGTTTTTTACGCTGTGGTGTGTAACCAGAATCAGCAAAATGTGCAAGTATTTTTAGTTTTTTCATTTTGTGTGTGCAAAAATCTCTGCATCACCACTTTCCTTAATGGCGTGCGTTGGGTTAATTTCAATGAATAAATCGTTGATGATATTACATGGTAATCCCACAGTATTAAGAGAATACATAAAACTGATTTGGTCTCGGCATGAATAACGTGAATACTCGGCAAACCATGATTCGTTAAATTCTTGAACCTTATCTGTATGCCTACGAAATATAATTCCGCACTCTGCTAGCCCTATGTGTTTTGGAAAACCAATATCCTCGTATGCTTTAACCTGTTCAATAATAATTTCTGGGTCGTCCAGTCTCTTAACCGCGCACTTTGTTGCCTCATCATACAAACAATCACGTGTTGGGTGCTTATACACTGCAATATCATGGTCTTTTAAATGTTTTGCAATGAGTTCTTCTGGTGATTTGAGGAGTCGTATATTCCCATCAATCCAAATACTATATTCATTTGTAGTGAACAGGTGCGGTAAGAGTTTTGGTATACGAGAGTTCCTCCGTTCGTCTATGAAAAGTTTTTTATTTGGCTGTACTCTCCATGTTGGTGATAGATATGGAGTATCAAGAAAAGCCACAAAGTCCGCCTTTCCCTTGTTTTCCTTGTCTTCCAACAATGTATCTTTTCCTCCAGTAATTGATGTAAAAATTGAAATCATATAATTTTATTATCTTTCAAATACTGCAATCCCGCATCCTCATATTGAGTGTTCTGCCCATGTGTTCTCGATATGAAACCACGTTCCCCCTCAATACAATATGCCGATACACGATAGCATGGAGACATCATTGCTACTCGTAGATTGTGCTTTTTAATAATCTCATTCAATGGATACACAATGTTATTCCAATCATTTAACTCAAGCAAATCATCTGGGTTGTCTGTCTTCCCGATTCTATCAAGGGTAATCCATGACAGGTCAAATTTACCACCAAGCAATTTAAGCACCTTTGGCTTGAAAAACTCAAAAGAACCTCGTATGGAGCCGTATGGAGCCCCAGGAGAGTTAGTACAGATATCCCACTTCTTGAAATTAGGGTCTTCAATTGTATCTATAAATACACGGTTATTTAAAATAAGATTATCATCATGGGTAAATAGAAAAAGGTCGTAGTCTTTATAGTTATAATCATCAAGCCATTGGTTTGTACACCCCCAGTCCCCAACAGTATTTGGGTATTCTTTATACACCCACCCAAGATTTTTTATGACTTCTTTATTTGCTATCTCTTTATAGAGAACCTTATCAAGTGTTCCTCTCGTGTCATCTGGATATGACTGTACTTCATTTGCACCTTGTGCATGAATAGGGTCTCTATGAGACACACAAAAATAATGTGCTTGCCAGTTGTCGGGCATGCTTTGTTTGAGCATTGATTCATAAAAGTGAAGAGGATAGTGCCACCCACTGCAAACTACAGCAATATGTTTTATTTTATTGGTTTTAGACATACGTTCATTTGTATATTATTATTATCAATCACTTCTACAATAAATGGTTTGAACCCGTAGTGTCTGCCGTATTGTTCGTATCTCCTATGCCCAAATTGCATATAGGTAAATGACTGGTCTGTGAATCTGCGACAGTCAAGTGGGTCTTGCCATGCCGCTGGATTTGTCACGAGTGGGACACGAATATAAATACATCCGTTTGGCTTAGTAATTCTCCACAAATCGTTCATTACTTGTACAAATGTTTGTGGAAATAAAATCTGTGTCAATACATTGTTACATAACACCTCATCAAAGGTATTATCACGAAAAGGGATGCATTCTGTGATATCTGCCACAACATCAGGGTGAACATCTGGCGATATGTCTAAATTAGTATACCCATCTCTTTTATCGTTTCCACACCCGATGTTTAATTTCATAGTAGTATTTCAGTATGCAAGACTCTATTGGGATTGACCATATAGTGTCTTTTATCGTTAGTAACTAAGTGTACTAGTGTATCCTGCCATACCATCACAACCCCAACCAGCTTTAATTTTGTCCCATTGTCATAATGGATAACTTGCGTGTGTTCAGCACACTTTGGTTTATTTGGTAGTTTGAAGTTCATTGAATTTGTTTATCATCCCACACACATGTTTTACATCATTTTCGGTTACTTTTGGATTGATTGGAAGACACAGATATCGTGGTTCTAACCAATTCATATTTGGAAGATTTTGTCTTTTACCACCAAATACTTTGTAGATATCGTTTCGTAAATGGACAAGATTGTTTTCAATACCATACTCCGTAAGATACTGTGCGAGTTCATCTCTGTGTTCTGAAATAATAGTCACAAGCCAGTATGACCCTCCCGCAATCACGTCAATACCTTTCAATAACTTCTTATATAGTTCACCTAATTTCTTTCGGTGAGCAATAACTTTTGGTAAATCTGGTAGTGCAGCAAGTCCAAAGCAGGCATCAATATCAGTTGGTTGATATTTATACCCTGCCTCTTCAACATCAAAAGTCATCTCCCGCTTCTCCCATGCTTGGTAATTGTGCTTTTGTTTCAAAACCCTATCTATTCCAAACCATCTTAATTTCTTTGCTCTTTGATATGTTTTGCTATCGTTGAGAACAAGCATACCACCATCACATGTTGTGATATGTTTTATTGCTTGAAATGAGTAACAAATATAATCTCCTAATGTATGAGCGTGATGTTGAGCAGAGTCGGTTATTGTCGGTATGCCATGCTTCTTTGCTAGTCTATATATTGCAGGATTGGCTGGTATACCGCCCATGTTCACGACAACAATTGCTTTGGTCTTTTTCGTAATCTTTTTCTTTATATCTTCAATATCTGCATTGAAATTCGCATCTATATCGCAAAACACTATTTTTACCCCACGTCTTTTAAGCCCCATTTGACCAGCAGAACAATTAAATACAGGGACAATCACCTCGTCACCTTTCCTAAGTCCTATGAGGTGGTAGGCAAGTTCTAGTGCTGATGTACCAGAGTTTACAAACAGTGGATATTTATATTTTAATGCTTTACCAAATGCTTGTTCAAACTTGACAACTTTTGGACCTTCTCCAAGCCACCTCCCAGAAAGTGAATCTGCTATCTCCTTAAGGATTGCTTTCTTAGGAATATAAGGCCAAAATAGGGGAATTTTATTTTTCTGCATATAATTCTTTTAAACCATCAACCTTGGTAAGAAAGTCTTTTAATCTTTCTACTACTTCTTGCTTAGAATACATTGCTTGCATATATCCGTTAGGAAATATGTAGCGGTATGTCGGATCTGAAGTATCTTTTATTTCTTCTGGGATAGGTGGCAAATCATAATTCATACCCTCAAAGTAGATATTACATAAACCAACACTATTCCCATTATCCGCTCGTCTATTCATATTCTGCACAATGGTAAAACGAGGGTCAATTGCTTGTATCTCTTTTTCAAAATCAATATAGTTCATTATAGTTTTTCTACGGCTTCTAATGTTTCAATAAATGAGAGTAACAAAAGAAACATCACAGAAGCAACGCTTTGTGTGTCTCTTTTTTCAATCTTAATCTTATTCCCATACGTCTTGCCGTCTTTCTCAAACGTATATCCAATAAACCCATTTCTTGCGAGTATGGAGACTTCTGTCCCTTTATAATCAAACTGAGATATTTTGTTCATAAATAGATTACTGCCTGAATGTCTTGGCTACACCGATTCAGGCGAATGTAGCCAAGAGCAATCTTACTTCTAATAATACCACACATTGTTTACAAAACAAATGTGGATAACAGATTAAGATACATCAAATCCTCCTGTCGCACCAGTCTTAAGGTTAATCAACCAGTTTGAGTTAAGAGTCTTAACTGCAAATGGCATCTTCCAACCGACTGTTGAGAACATATCCAATGGGTTATCTGTCGAATTTGAACCTGGATTCTTCACATAGACCATAGGTGCATTGTGTGAACCAAGGTTGACAATTGCGTATGCGTGAGCACCAAAGATGAAGTTTGAGTACACGTTTGCAATGTTTGTAGCAGATGTTGAGAAACCTCCAGTCAAAGCGTAGTGCTGGTTGTTTGTCTCAACAAATTCTACTCCGTGCAATTTACCGACAACTCCTCGCTCAATAGCATCTGAAGTTGTGTATCGGTGTGCATCAAGCCACTCTGAGTTACCCATCAAATCCATTGCTGTATCAGGACCAATGATACCTCGATAGAGACCTCCAGGGAATCGCTGCGCCTTGTTTTTCTTCAAGTTCTTTACAGTGATTCGAACTTCGAGACCTGTCAAAGTATCTGTAGTGTGAATTGTTGTGATTGCAGTTGCTGATGGAGCACCAGTTGCTGTTGAAGCAATCTGATTTGTCGCACCTGTAACCAATTCAGCACGGATAAGTTGGTCAATAGATTCACCTGCGTTCTGACCATGTACTGAAACATGCTCTGTAAGGCCTGTTTCAATTGCTGTCATTGAGTAGAGTGAACCGACCTGTGTGTAGTTACCGTAATCCGCAAGAGTAGTTGACACGTTTGTTGCTGTCATATCTACTGCTGTAGGGTTTGCTGCTTCTGACAAAGCGGTGGTAACGATTGCAAGCGGTGTAAATCGAGTAAAGACGATTGACTTACCTGAGTTCAATGGGATGTTCTTAACATCTGCACCGAAATCATGTCGAAGTTCAATCTTTGCTCGCTCTAGGAACACTCGGTCGTACCACAACTGCATTGTCGCTGTAAGTCCTGGGTTTGAACCCTGGGCCGCGGTTGTTGTTGACATGTTTTATAATCTACAACCCGCCAACTAATAAACTAATAATGTTAATAAATTAGGCGTGAGGTAGGATTTTCTCTAATTCCTTGGTATCCATATTTTTCAACATCTCTGGTGTATATTTTCGTTCTACATCTGATAGTTGAGATGACGAGTTGGAAGTTCCATTGGCTGCCATTTCGGCTGCTCTTTGTTGCTTCCGTGCTTCTATTCCAAGGGTAATTGGGTTATCTTTGTCTTCAAGGATTTTGCGCCCACCATTACTGATGATAACGTCAATTTCCTTTTCATCATAACCCTCACGATAGAGTTTAAAAGCATCGTCTCTAAGGATATCAATCGGCTTTAGAGAAGGATTAGTAATAATTTCTTTCTGTGGCTGTTTCTTTGTTACATCATAAGCAATTGCTTTGCGCTGTAACTTAGTAAACTCTGCCTTACTAAGAGTCACTTGGTCAGTTGACTCTGTTGTCTGTTCTTCCTGCTCTACGACAACCTCTTGAGCATTTTCGTTTTCATTTTCCATAAACGATAATGTTATACGTTCAGGCAGGAACGATACTGTTTGTATAAACTCGTTTTTGGTAAGGTACGATAACCAAATAATTAAACTTTGTAAGTTCCGTTCAAGATTGATGTAATCGCATTGATGACATTTGTCTGCTGTGTCGAAGTCAACAAGTTTCTATTTCCTCGATACCAGTTTATGACTAACTGTACCAACTCCTCACCTTTATCATTAGATGATGCTGTCATGTAAGGGTTTTGTGAATCTCGTTGTGGCATATTATTGACCGACATAACCAGTAGGTTTGCCAGATGTATTATCGGTTAAATACTCTTCTGATACAGGTACATTTTCGTATTGTGGACCAACGGCAATCTTTGTAAACTCTGTTGGTTTGATTGCACCAGTGTCACCCCTCTTATCAACCATGACAATCCTTCCATTGGTCTGATTAGGGTCACCGCCAGCAACAATAACTTCTGGTATAACTGTCTCGTTATTCTCGCTCAAATTTGATGTTATTTTTTCTGTCATATGTTTTATTAAATTGATGCCTCATCATACTCACCAGATTCCTTTGGCATCTGTGAGGTAGACTGGCTCACATTTGGATATTTATACTTTGCTGATAAGTTTGCACTACTTGCGGTTGTGTCCAGTGTATTTGCATCAGAGTTCTTAGTATCTGCTGTTTTTGTACTAATGATTGTTGTACCTGATGGTGCAAATTGTGCTTTGCCAACCTGTTACATTTCCTCGGGATCGTTTAATTCCTTT